CTTAATGGTCTCACTCCTTCGCGTCGGTACTCTGGTGGTGCCAACACTCTGAAGACGAAAAACTACCGCATCAAATCTGGTTGTGCAGGTAGCATCTTCACGGGTGATCTGGTCCACGTAAGAGAAGGCTTTGTTTCTGTTGTTGGTAATGACAGCGGTGCCGCTGATCACCCCATCGGGGTTTTCATGGGGTGCTTCTACGAAGAAGACGGTGAGCCAAAGTTCCGTAAACATTGGCCCACGGGAACTTCTGCCAGCAATGCCTACGCGATTGTAGCTGACGATCCCCACGCTACGTTTGAAATTCAGTGTGATGCCAGTTCTTCTGTTGGCGATATCATGGAGTTCAACTTTGAAGTGACCCGAGGTGCAGGTTCTACCTTCACTGGTCGTTCAGGGTTTGGCCTCGATGTTGCGTCCAGAACTTCTGGTGTGGCAGCTATGTTCCGCATTATTGATTTCGTTGACGAACCCGGCAATGACATCAATGTTTCGGTGGAGCGTGCTTTCCCAGTCGCTGAAGTTCAACTTATCCACCATCAGTTGACCCGTGTGTCATCTGGCGCGTAACCTGAAAGGAGCTTAGACAATGGCTATTAATAGAGCAAGTATTGCCAAGCAGCTTCTTCCGGGACTCAATGCCGTTTTCGGTATGGAGTATGGAGAAGTTGCTGACGAACACGCAGTGCTTTTTGAAACGGAAAACTCGGATAGAGCTTTCGAGGAAGAAGTACTGTTCACTGGATTTGGTAAAGCCCCTGTCAAAGGCGAGGGCGCTGCTGTCCAGTACGACAACGCGCAAGAGAGCTTCACGGCTCGCTACACGCATGAAACTATCAGCCTTGCTTTCGCTGTTACGGAAGAGGCAATGGAAGACAACCTGTATGACACGTTTGCCAAGCTACGTGCCAAAGGGCTTGCCCGTTCCATGGCCAGCACCAAGCAGACCAAAGCTGCTGATGTTTTCAACAACGGTTTCAACACTGCCTTCACGGGTGGTGATGGACAACCGCTGTTCAGTGCAAGCCACCCCACGGTGGGTGACGGCAACCAGAGCAACCTGATCGGCACTGCTGGTACGGTTGATCTTTCGGAAGCTGCGCTAGAAACTGCGCTCATCAGTATTCAGACGATGAAGGATGATCGGGGTATTCTGATCGGCTCCAATGCGGTATCGCTCCACATTGCGCCGGGAAATCAGTTCACGGCAGACCGTGTGCTGAATAGCCCGTATCAACCCAACACGGCTGATAACAACATTAACTCTATCAACAATCTTGGTATGATGCCGCAAGGTTACTATGTGAACAAGCGGTTCCAAGATGCAGATGCGTTCTTCATTAAAACTGATGTTCCTAACGGAACGAAGATGTTTGTCAGAGCGCCTCTTGCCACGAAGATGGAGCCTGACTTTGACACGGGCAACCTCCGTTTCAAAGCCAGAGAGCGTTACAGCTTCGGCTTCTCAGACTGGAGATCGTTCTTCGGTTCACAGGGTGCCTAAAGCATTCTAAGGTGGAGGGGCTGTAAAAGGCTCCTCCACTATTTCTTTAACATAGTTGAATGGCACTTCGGGTGCTGGTCTAGGAAAGGACTGTTCAATATGCCTACACATTTCCCAAACGGAATTTCCAATAGAACAAAGGGTCATCCCCTTTTTAATTACCCATATTTAGACCCTTCAAAGTACTACACGTACTTCGATGATTTTTTTGAGTATCACTCTGGTATCTACACCATCACCACCACTGAAGCTGGAACGGGTTCTGCCTCAGAGGCTATCACTGCTGGTGCAGGTGGTCAACTCTTGATCACTAACGCTGCAGGAGATAACGATCTAGACTTCTTCCAGCTAAAGGGTGAAGCTTTTAAGTTTGACTCCACAAAGAGAATGTTCTTCTCTTCTAGATTTAAGGTCAGTGACGCAACACAGTCAGACCTTGTCATGGGTCTTCAGATCACCGATACGACTTCTCTTGACGTTACAGATGGTATCTTCTTCATCAAAGGTGATGCTGATACACAGCCTGACTTTATTATTGAGAAAGATAACAGTTCTACTCTGAGCGTTCTAGAGATGAATGCAATAGCAGACGATACGTTTGTCACGCTTTCATTTGAGTATGATCCTCTGGATGTTGCCACGGGTGGCGCTGTCTTCCGCGTTTATCAGGATGATGTACAGGTTGGTGAGATCACTGGCACCACCAATGCACCTGATGATGAAGACCTGACGATCTCGTTTGGTATTCAGAACGGTGAAGCAGTTGCTAAAACCATGACAATTGATTTTATCCTTGCAGCGGTGGAAAGATAAGTCACCACCTTGGAAAGATATAAGCATTGATCTATAATGGGGGAAGTATCTTACATAGGTCTTCCCCTATTTTTTTAGGAGATAATTGAATGAGCACTACCCTTAGAATAGCGCAGGTAGAGAGTGGTGGAGGAGGTAACGGTCTCTTTGTAGATACTATTACAAGCACCACCATATCTGATACTCGAATTAGACTGTACACCTACGCTGTCACCGCTGCCTCTGAACTGGTTATTGGAGATAGTAAAGGACCTGTTATCAAACAGCCAGTCCTTTCAACTAACACAGGCGACAACGTGTATATTGGAGATGATGGTGTCAGGTGTGATGGTAATGTATCTCTGGCGGGTTCAAGTGACGCTGGTAAAGTATACATTTACTATGGTTAACGCTGATGAACTATATCACACTTGTCAGTGCAGTAATAGCAGCTTCGGAGAATGATGGACCTGAGTTTGTAGGTGCTCTGCCTGACATGGTGCAGAGAGCACAAGACCGTATGATGAATGATCTAGATGATCAGGGTCTTGTAGCTTACTCCAGTGTAGCAGTCTCTTCTGGCAAAGCTGAAGTATCTGTACCCTCTGGTGGAGAGATTATTAAGACCTTTGCCATAGAGACAGGTGGGACAAAGACACAACTTAAAATTAGACCCTACGAGTATCTTATAGATTACTGGCCCGTCTCTGCATCTACTGGTACACCCAGATACTATGGGTTTAAAACTAATACTCAACTTCGCGTAGCACCTACACCCTCTGCTACTATAGATTCTGAGATTGGATTTATTGCAGAGATTTCTGCTATCACAAGTGACAACCCAACTAATTACTTTACAGACAATTGTGAAAATGCACTCTTCTTTGCTACAATGATAGAAGCTTCTATGTTTATGAAAAGCTTTAACACTGTTCAAGTCTTTCAACAAGAGTATACCACTGAGATAGATAGGCTCAGAAATAGAGCAAGAAGAAGCAGACAAGATGATATGCAACCAAACACAAGTCCTGCTGGAGGACCTAATACACTTGTTCAAGGGAGCAATTAGATGAAAAACAAACCAATGGAAAAAGAAAAAGACTACACGGTGGAAGACAAAAATCCTCCGGTAGATACTAAAAAGTTAAATGAGATTGTAGGCAGAGCCACAGGACAAGGCTACGGAGCAGCTAGGAAAGGACCTACTGTTGTCTGATAAAGAGTGTAAGAATCCTAACTGTGGGCATGAAAAGTGTGAAAACTGTTCCTGCTCTGAACCCTGCACCGCTGAAACCTGTGATTGTGTAAATGCTACAGAAAAGTGAGTACATAAAACATGGACATGGATTTGATGCAAGCGATATCAGATTATGGTCTAGCCATTGTAGGATGCGTAGGGGCTGGCGTTGCTGCGTGGAAGCTTCTTCACTTTCTATTAAAGGACGTAATAGCCAGTCTTAAAAAACAGGATAGTATTATTGTAGACCTAATTGATAAATCTACTAGACTAGAAATTATGATACAAAGAATGGATTCAAAACTAGATACACTTATAAGCAAACGATCCAGACCTTTACTCAAAGGTGACAGGGCCAAGATAGAGGACGAAGAATAATGACTATTGCAAGACCAGCCACTGGTAAACTTTTAAAAGATAAAAAGAAGAAAAAACCTAAATCAGACGAAGATGATATTATGCTTGAAAGTGATATAGGTAGGAGAGCAAGAGAACAAAATAAAGAAGCTGAAAAAAGAGCTAATAGACCAATGGACCCAAAAACAGGCCGATATATAGAAAAGAAAAAAGGCGGTTCTCTAAGTGTATCTGCTGATAAACCAGCGTGGATGCGAAACAGGTAAGGAACTAATATGGCAGTTGCAACTACATCAAACTTTGATACTACCTTCTTTATAGACGAGGTAATAGAAGAAGCATTTGCCATGATAGGTGGAGAACCAGAACTAGGTAATGACGGTATCTCTGCTAGACGTTCTCTTAATCTTCTTCTCACTGACTGGCAGAACAGAGGTGTTCTTCTCTGGGGTACAGACCTTGCATCTACTACACTTAGTACAAATACAGCAGAGTATACGCTAGATAGTGATACAGTGGATGTTCTCAATGGCTATGTCAGGAGATCATCTAACTCTAACGACTTTCAACTGACGCGAATCGCTTACGAAGAATACGAGGCTATCACAGATAAGACAACATCAGGAAGACCTACACAGTTTGCCACGCTCAAAGGCAGAGATGCAATGAAGGCATATTTCTTTCCAGTGCCTGATTCTACAGATACCTACACCTTTAGACATTACAGAATGAAGCGTCTCAAAGACGTTAATAAGAGTGCACTAGAAAATGCAGATGTACCTTTCAGATTTCTTCCTTGCCTTACAGCAGGTCTGGCCTACTATCTTAGTTTTAAAAGACCAAATGTTCCCGCAGAACGTGTTACTATGTTACAGGCTAACTACGAGAAACTACTTGAGAATGCAATGGAAGCAGATAAAGAACGTGTTAGCCTGTTTATCACCCCACGATTAGGAGTTGTTTAGATGGCACTTACACAAAAACAAAAGCAGTTAGATGTAGATGGAGATGGTGCAATAGGTTCAGATGATTTATCTGCTCTACGAAAAAGTAAAGAAACAGTTAAAGAGATGCAAAAGGGAGGCAGAGTGGTTCTTAAACCCCTGATGAGAAAACGTGGGTAAGCTCTGTCCCAGAGGTAAAGCAGCCGCCAAGCGTAAGTTTGATGTTTACCCATCAGCTTACGCTAATATGTATGCCTCTGCTGTTTGTTCTGGTAAGGTTACTCCCGGCGGTAAAAAGAAAAAGAAAAAGGCAGCGGCAAAAAAAACAGGAGGTGGTCTTAGAAAGTGGGTAGATGACAAATGGGTAGACATAGGCGCTCCTAAGAAAGGTGGTAAGTTTCAACCCTGTGGTAGAAAGTCTGCCAAAGGTTCCAAGAGAAAGTATCCCAAGTGTGTACCGCTCTCCAAGGCAAAACGTATGACAGCTGGCGAAAGAAGGTCCGCTGTGCAAAGAAAGAGAGCGGTTAAACAGGGTGTAGGTGGTAAACCTACCAATGTTAAAACTTTTGCAAAGAATAAGAAGAAGAGCTAATGGCTGAGAAAAAAAGAAAACGTAAAGGCACTGGAATGAAGGGGCACACCATCAAGGGTGGACACAAGCGCCCCACCAAAGCTGGTGCTGGTATGACAAAGAAAGGAGTGGCAAAGTACCGTAGGGAGAACCCCGGTAGTAAACTTAAAACAGCTGTCACCGAAAAGAAACCCACTGGTAAAAGAGCGGCAAGGCGTAAGAGCTATTGTGCACGTAGCGCAGGGCAAATGAAGAAGTTTCCCAAAGCTGCAAAGAATCCTAACTCAAGACTCAGACAAGCTAGAAGAAGGTGGAAATGTTAAATGGCCAGAGAACTAAAAAAAGTTTCCAGAGCACTTGCCAAAGCATCTAGACTACACAAGCAACAATCTGAAACTATTAAAAAGTATGTAAAGAAAAATGCGAAAAAGAAAAGACCCCAAAGTAGGAACAGGAAAAAAACCTAAAGGTTCTGGTCGTAGACTTTACACAGACGAGAATCCAAAGGATACTGTTAGTATCAAGTACGCCACTGTTAAAGATGCTAGAGAAACTATTGCAAAGGTAAAAAGAATAAACAAACCTTATGCAAGAAAGATACAGATACTCACAGTGCTAGAGCAGAGAGCTAAGTTTGCAAACAAACCAGAGCAGTCTAGACTTGCAAAAGCTGCAAAAAAAAGTTTAAAGGCTGCTAGAAAAACTAAATAAGGATTACTAACTTGGTAGGTAAGAAAGCATTCTTTATCAGTGATAGATCGGGGTTTCGATTTCCTCTTGACCAAAGAGTGAGAGAACCCGGAACTAATCTTATTGTTGCCAAGTCAGAGAGCGACGGTATTTTTAATCTTGTAACCAACCCACAAAATAAGGTACAATTCCCAGTAGATAAAGAGTTTATCAGAGACGCAAGACCGCCTGATAATGCAGAGAGAAATATCACTTGGAATGCTGCTACCACAAAGTGGGAAGAAGAGACAAGCAAATGGAATTTTATATAAGGTAGATTAATATGACCGGAGATTTAACAGGCTCAATTATTGCCAATACATATAAAGACTTGCTAAAGATAAATGCAGCTACCTCTAATAATGGTCTTACAGGGGATTTAAGAACTGTTCAAGATGGTGGTGGTACAGCTGGTCCTCTACAACTTAGCACAGCACAGTTAAACGTCACAGGTCAGTTTGCCATAGGTGGTACAGTCCTCACTGCCACGGTGTCTCAGTTAAATGACATTGCTGCAGGTTCTTTTGAAACCATCACAGATGCTAACGAAACTGTTCTTATTACTGCTGATGGTGTTTCTGTTAGCACAGCTTCTACCAGTGCATCTCTTAGAGTTAATCCTGATCTTAGCATCTCCTCTATCACAGCTTCTATTGGTAGCTTTACCACCTCTGTTAGTGCAACTAACTTTGTAGCTGCTACAGGTAGCTTTACCACAAAGGTATCAGGTGTAGCAGCAGAGTTTTCTGGTAATGTCTCTGCCAACAATGTATACGCTGCTACCAATATATTTGTAGGAGGTACAGAAGTTCCTAATGCAGCTGCTATTACTTCTATTAATAATGCTCATACCTCTACTAACAATGCTCTTGTAGCTGCATCTGCTGCACTGGCAACTAGCATAGATACAGCTAATACAAGAATTACCTCTGTCAGTGATTTTGCAGTAGCTCTATCCGCTACTTTAGCTGCTAGTATTGCTAACGTATCTTCTACAATGGCCACCAGCATTAATACTGCCAATACTAGAATTACCTCTGTCAGTGATTTTGCGGTGGCTCTCTCAGCTACACTGGCTACATCCATAGGAACTGCTAACACCAGAATAACATCTGTTAGTGATTTTGCTGTTGCTCTTTCCGCTACACTAGCTGCCAGTATTGGTAATCAGTTGCCAAAGGCAGGTGGTGCTATGACAGGTGTGCTTAGTGCTACAGATGTATATGTCAGTGCTTTGGCAGTGGGTACAAACTCTCTTCTTGGTAAAGATATACACATAGAGAAAGCTGCTGTTGCTGATATACAAGCACTGACAGATGGTACAAACATAGCAGTTGATCTAAACACAGGACAAAACTTTACCGTGACACTAGCAGGTAACAGAACACTCTCTAATCCTACTAATTGTGTTGCAGGACAGGTTGGTAGTATATTTGTTGTGCAGGATGGTACAGGTTCAAGAACACTTGCCTACGGAACTTCTTGGGACTTTCCCGGTGGAACAGCACCTACACTTTCTACAGATGCAGCAGCAATTGACAGAATTGATTATATAGTGCATACATCTACAGATGTTCATGCAGTGCTAACAAAGGCGTATTCATAGATGGTATTTAATAACAGTATTCTTTTAGGTGCAGCAGGTCAAAGTGGAGCAGGAGGAGCATTTGATACTACTCTGATTGGTAACTCTATCTGGTTAGATGGTTCTGCTGATAATTTAACTAAAAGTTTTGGATCGGGAGCAGATCAACAAGAGTTTGTTCTTGCTGCATGGGTACAACGAAATTCATTTGGTTCTCTTCAATTTTTCTTTGGTAGCGGCACAAGTGGAAGGCAATTTGGACTTGGTTTCACTGCCAGTGATGAATTAGAACTTCGAGATTTTGATTCACCAATTAATGCTCGTTATATTACAAACGCTCTTTTCAGAGATATTGGTTGGTATCACGTTCTTACATCAATTAAGACAAGCGAAAGCGCTGCAAATAATAGAGTTAAAATTTTTGTAAATGGTTCAGAGACAACTTCATTCAGTACGGAGACTAATCCATCACTAAACTTTGACATGAATTGGGGAATATCTGGTGATACTCATGCTATTGGGTCTTTCTTTGACGGTAGTGCAAGCAATTTTTTTAAAGGATATATAACACAAGCGGTATATATAAGCGGTAAAAGTATTCAAGGTGGTGATTTTACAATCTCTGATTTTTTAGATACGTTTACATTTGGCACAAACGGTTCACAATTTATTCCAAAAAAAGATAGTGATATTGCTTTATTAGCTACAGGTGGTGGTGCTACAAGTTTTTGTTTAGACTTCGCTGCTAGTTCTGATCTTGGAAATGACATTAGTAGCAAGAACAATGATTTCTCAACAAGTATGGGAACAGATCATCAGTCAGATAACACACCTAGCAAGGTTTATCCACTTTGGAATCCTCTTGCCAGAGTCGGCAGCGGCTCAGTCACCTTGAGTGAAGGTAATACAAAAGCTGCCGTAGTTGATAACGGTGGAATTGTTATGTCACAAACTCTGCCGTTTTCTGGACTGTGGTACTGGGAAGTAGATACTGCGGATACAACCTTTCCTGGCCTAGGTCTAGCACAGCAAAGTGCTGTTGGATATACAGGTACAGGGGTTTGGGCTAATACGACAGCGGACACTCATATCTATCAACCTCATGCAGGAAACGTAAATAATAATGGTACACTTACAGCAGGTTATAGCGCTGCACAATCAGGTGCAGTTAAATATGCCGTAGCTTGGGATGGCGATAACAGAGCTATTTATTTTGGTAGCATTTCTGGATCAACAATATCATGGTTTAATTCTGGTGATCCAACAAGCGGTTCTAGCAAAACAGGTGCTATGCCTACAACTGGATTGCCTACTAGCGGTTCTGAGCCTGTATATTTTTTAACAGTTGATCTTGGTGGTGCTTCTACTCAAACTCTTATAATGGATGAGGATGATTGGACTGGTTCAACAAACAGACCAGCAGATGCTAAAGCTCTAAATTCTGCAAACCTAACCGCACCAGACTTTCAAGGTATAGATTATTTTGATACTACTCTTTACGAGGGTAATGGCACTGGTCAAAGAGTAGGTGACTTTGTTCCATTTACTGATGCTTACGCTGTAACAAATTCTGTAATGTTTGATGATGGAGATAGTAGATCTTTATCACTCAATCCCTCTTCATCTGCTACATCATCAACAGTTGCTGCTATTAGCTTATGGATTAAACTGGGAAATCTAGGCACCTATGGTCGTCCTTATACCATTAGAGTAGATGGTAATAATTACTTTGGTATAGCACATGATGGAGACGACAAGTTAAGTTTTGTAATTAATAACGGTGGTGCAACTATTCTTAATAGGACTACAACTAGAATATTTAAAGATAATTCTGCTTGGCATAATATAGTTGTTATTATTAATCAAGGAAACGGCACTCAAGCAGACAGAGTTAAAATATTTTATGATGGTGTACAGATTCCTAATGATTCAACAAACTTTAATCCCAATACCTGTAGTCTTGATGGATCATCAGCTTTAAATTTTTTAAATGATTCTTCTGCTGTGCATGATATAGGCGGTGGAGTATTCTCACAACACTATGATGGTTATGTGGCTGAAGTTGTTTTCCTAGATGGTGCAGATAGTGGTAGTAAATTAGACGCCACTCCGTTTGGTCAAGTAGACACAAGCACAAATCGTTGGGTAGCCAAAGACCCCGGTAGTTACACTTTTGGTAACATGGGTTACTATCTTGAGTTTAAGGTTGCACCGGGAACTAATAATGGTGCTGGCACAGATACATCTGGAAGAGACAACCACTTTACCTCTAATGGATCATGGGCAACCTCAGATCAGTTTACAGACTGTCCATCTCAAAACTTTAATGTATTTGATAGTGGTTTAAATGCTATGGGTACGTTATCAGAGGGTAATACCGAAATAGATACAACTACAAACAATAAACTTGCTTATACAGGAATGAATATTCCTTCTAGTGGTAAATGGTATTGGGAAGTAGACATGACTTCTTATGCTAGTGGAGGTGGAGCATATTTTGGTTTGCATGAATACAATGAATTAAATACTGGTAATGCAGGTGTAACTGCAAAAGCAGTAATATTTCAAAACTATAATGGCACTGCAAACGTCTATGATTCATCTAATACTGATGTTACATGGTGTAATTCAGTTTCAAATAATGGATTTGTTAGTTCTGGTGATGTGCTGCAATTTGCATTAGATCAAGATGCAGGAACACTTTTCATAGGTAATAACAATACTTGGTTTAGAGCAGGTGGTGCAAGAGATACATTTGCAAACGCAACTACAGTTGGTAGAGGAACATTTCCAACAGGAATTAGTAGACGGTTTTTTGTAGGTAGAGGTGGTAGTTTTGCAGAAACATATGCTCTTAATTTTGGTCAACAAGCTAATACATTCTCTGGTAGTTCAACAACATTCAACGCTGCCGCAAATGGTTTTTTTGTTTACACACCACCAACAGGATATAAAGCACTTAACCAAGATAACTTAGACGACACTGCATCTAAGATTACAGCTTGGGCATGGATTAAAAACAGAGATGCATCTAGTGATCACATGCTTTTTGATAGAGTTAGAGGTATAGGTAAAGACCTTCATTCTAATTCTACAGCCGCTGAAGCAACCAATGCTAACACTGTTCAAAGATTTTTACAAAGAGGTGTACAGGTAGGTAATGATTCAACAGTAAATACTGCTGGTAATAGTTTTGTTCTTTGGCAGTGGTTGCTTGGTGATAGTGCTACAACTGGTTCTACTAATACAGATGGTTCTGTAAATACAACGGTGATTGCTGCTGATGCAGGACATTTTTCAGTTGTTAAAGGAACAACTGGAAGTTCCGGTGCAACTTTTGGGCATGGTCTTGGCGCAGCGCCAGATTTAATTATCAATAAAAATTTAACTGATGGTAGTTCTAATTGGTTAGTTTACAACTCAAGTAGTGGTGCAACTTTTTATCTAGGATTAAATCTTTCAAGTTCTAAATTTGGACCCGGTAGTACAATTTTTGGAACAGAACCTGACTCAACAGTGTTTACACTAGGATCATTTTTTAACAGTGTTGAATGCATTAATTATTGTCTTCGTTCAGTTCCCGGTGTGTGCAAAGTTGGAGTATATCAAGTAAACAATACGACTGATAAAACGCTTGGTCCTTATGTATCACTAGGATTCAAACCCAGATGGATTATGTTTAAAGGATTGGATAACGCTTCACAATGGACAATTTATGATACAGGTAAAGAACCATTCAATGTAAACGACCATATATTTCAATATGCAAATTTACAGTCTGCTGATCAAGCCTTTGCTGCAAATGACATAGATATGTTATCGGATGGCTTTAAAATTAGAACAGATACTAACAATGAACCTAATAATGGTTCTGGTGAATACTTGTATGTTGCAATGGCAGATATAGCAGGCAATGGTACGCTACCTCCTATATATGGTAGATAACTCAAGAAAGGAAACTAAACTATGTGGGCAAGAATTATGGGCAGTCAGTTGGTAGAGATTATTCACCAACCAAAAGCCATGACTATTAATGATGTGCAATATCCTAAGTCTATCTTTGGTTCTTCTTGGACAGATGAAGAGCGTAAAGCACTAGGTATTGTACCTTATGAATATGAAGGTAGTTATATAGCAAATATGTTTTATAGCACCAATGAAGCTGCTCCTGCTGTAGAAGAAGATAGAGTTGTTGTTCGTAGAACGCAGTCTGCCAATAATGTAGACGATATCAAAGCAGTTATGAAAAATAGTGTATCTAAAACTCTTGGTGGTTATCTAGAGCAAACTGACTGGATTGTTATCAGAGAACAGGATAATGGTACTGCCAAGCCAGCAGATCTTGCAAAGTGGCGCACAGACCTAAGAGCAAAAGCTGCTGCACTAGAAACTAGTATTGATAGTAAATCAGATGTTGCTGCTCTTGAAGCAATGACTGTTGCTACCGAGGAGATGTTTAAGAATAATGAAAATGCAGAATTTCATGACTGGCCTGTTAATCCCAGAGAAAGTACGGTATAATCCATGAAACTATTAGTTGCCCTCACTCTTGCTGCCTGTTTTACAATACTGCCCAGTTGTGTCACAGCAGAAGAGATTTGGAATAAAGGTGATAAAGTAGCAGCATTTTTTATCTGTAGAGAAGAAGAGTCTATAATGGAGCTTGCACTTGCTGATTCTAAAAGTAGAGATCAGTTTATAGGTGAAATTACAAAAAAAAGAATTGGTAGAGAGTGTGTTGCTCTTAGACCACCTGTACTTTTTATAGTTGATGAGGTTCTTGGAAGTTACGTGGACTATGAAAAAAAGAATACCTCTATACTAAAAATAGTACCGCCACTAAACAATGGTTTTATAGGTTATATTGTAGCAAGAGGAATACCAGCAATAGACAAAGGAATTTAGTAATGCCTGACCTAACTGATGTAGAAATAGGAAAGATGCTTCAAGCAGTTGATCAACTTAGTAAAGAAGTTGACAGATTAACTGTGCGTCTTGATCAAATGGAAAGTCAGTTAGACAAAGGTAAAGGTGTTCTGGTGGGGTTCTTTCTTGTAGCATCTGGTATAGGAGCAGCTGCTTCCACCGTTGTACAAAAGTTTCTTAGCGCGTAAAGGATAAATAGTATGTCTACTTTTACATCTAGAATTAGATTAGAGAAGCAAGCAGATGGGGCTAACCCTAACTCTTGGGGGCTAATCTTAAACCAGAATGTCATTGACCTTGTTGATGATGCAATTGCTGCTTATACCACAGTTACTGTCTCTGCTGCTGATGTAACTCTTACAACTGAAAATGGAGCATCTGATCAAGCCAGAAGTGCCTTTATAGAGCTTACAGGAACTCTTACATCTAGCCATGATATTATACTTCCTGCTCAATCAAAAAGTTATTTTATCAGAAATAAATCTGTACCATCACCTTCATCTAACACTATAACTATTAAAACTCTTGCAGGTTCTGGAGCAACTGTAGGAACCAGTGCAAACGGTTTCTTCATCTGTGATGGTGTCTCTGTTCATCAAACCAATGCGGTTGGTCTAGGACTGGGCACAGCTGCTAATTTAGATTTTGGAACTGCAGATGCAAACCTTATACCTGTGTCTGCTGCAGATGTTAGATTTGTCAGAGCATCTGTTGCTAGTTCAATCACTGCTGCTAAAACTTTTACAGCACCTGTCATAGGTAATGTAACATCTCTTACAGATGCAGCTTCTATTGCAATTGACATGGGAGTTGGTAACAACTTTGCATTTACACTTGCTGGTAATAGAACTTTAGAAGCACCTACCAATGCAACACCGGGGCAAACAGGTTACATCTATATTACACAAGATGGGACTGGCAGCAGGACTTTAGCTTTTAACAATGCTTATATCTTTGTGAGCGGCACCGCACCTACAATTAGCACTGATGCAGGAGCCAAGGACCTTCTAGTGTATAATGTAAAAGAAGCAACTGCTATCACAGCTATTGTTGTCAAAGCACTGGCAACTGCTACCTAGGAGTTATAAGTGTCTACACTTTCTCAAACAAAAGCTCTTAACTTTAGGCCGGGAATCCACCGAGAATCTACGCAGTATGCGGAGGAAGGTTCTTGGTATGATGGAAACCGGGTAAGGTTTAGAGACAAGAGGCCAGAGAATATCAGAGGATATCAAACTAAAACTCCTGATATCTTGCTAGGCACTGGAAGAGATTTGCTTACATGGCAGGACAATATAACACAGAAGCAGATGGCCATAGGTACAGAGAAAGCACTGTATCTTTATAACAATGGAGGTGTCTTTAATATTACACCTGTTAGAGCCAGTGTGTCTTTGACCAATGCCTTTGGCACACAGTCCGGTAATGCCAGAGTATGTGTGTCTGATACTGCTCATGGACTAGCCTCTGGTGACTTTGCAGTGTTTACGTCTTCCTCTGTTCCTACTGATTTTTCTTTTAATAGTATGTTTGAAGTTAGCGTCATAGGCACAAACTCTTATGCTTTTCAAGCTTCTTCTAATGCTGGTTCTAATCAAAGTGCAGCAGGTCATGCTACTGCTCACTACCTAATCAGGAGCGGTGCCTCTGTGGGTATCACAGGAACAGGATATGGTGCAGCATCTTATGATGCAGAGACACTTACCTCTGTAGTTCTGACCAGTGTGATAAACGTGGTGGCAGCTACAGTTGCTGTCAGTATCACCAGCAATAGCCATAATCTAGAGATAAATGACTATGTGTACTTTACCACTGCAACAACAGTTGGTGGTAATATAGTTCTGACAAGCTCTACATTTGGTGGTCCTATATTTAAGGTGGTATCCGTAGAAACTGCAAATACCTTTACAATTAATTCTTTGGTGAATGCAGCAGCAACCAGCGCAGCAGCAGGGTTAGCCACGGCACAGTTTCTTGTCTCTGCTAGTTCTACTGATGACTTTAGAACATGGAACTCACCAGCTGCATCTTCTGGTATTGAGTTTGAAGCTGCTAACTGGACACTAGATAACTTTGGTGAGATACTACTGGCAAACAGAAGAGGTGGTGGCCTCTTTCAGTGGTTTCCAACATCTGGTGGTAGTGTCAGAGCAAATGCTGTTACCAATGCACCCGTCAGTTCAAACACTTTTGTTGTCTCTCCCAATGACAGACACGTTGTTTGTTTTGGTTGTTCTAATATAGCAGGCACAAAAGAACCTCTTCTGGTCAGGTGGTCAGATCAAAATGACTATAACAACTGGACTCCTGCTATTAGTTCTACCTCTGGAGAAAATACTTTGGCAGGTGGTACGATGATTATGCAGGGCATCAGATCACGTAACCAGATAGCTATTCTTACAGATGAAGTTATGTACGGTATGCGCTTTACAGGTCCACCGTTTATCTTTTCTTTTACAGAACTAGGCACAGGTTGTGGAGGTGTCAGTCAACACGGTGGCATAGACATGAACGGTATTCCTGTCTGGATGGGCAGAGATAACTTCTTTGTGCTAGACGGTAACAGTGTCAGAAGATTAGACTGCACAGTGAGAAGATTTGTTTATGATGATATTAATACTTCTGAACTAGGTAAAATATTCTGTGGACTTAATTCTGAGTTTAAAGAGGTAACTTGGCTCTACCCATCTGCTAACTCTACAGAGTGCGATAGATATGTATCTTGGTCTATGGAAGAAAACTATTGGGTTTATGGTGAGGCTATCTGGACAACATGGAATGATAGCACTACATTTGATAATGTAATTACCACTGGTACATCTGTAGGTGTTACCAGAATATACGACAACGAACCTCCGGGTGTCTTTACAGCCAAGGGGCTTAAACTAGACTCTTTCATTGAGTCTGCTGACTTTGGCATAGGTGACGGTAATGAGATGCTTTTTGTTGATAGACTTATTCCTGATATGACCATCAACAACGGACAAGTGTCTTTTACAATTCAAACCAAAGAGTTTCCAAACGGTCAGCTTAGAACCAAAGGACCCTTTGATCTTACACAGTCTACAGAAACTGTTAGGTTTAGATCAAGAGGTAGACAGGCTAGAATTAAACTAGAAAACAATGCCACTGGAACTGAGTGGAGATATGGTGAGCTTAGACTAGACATACAAGATGATGGATTAAGATAATGACAGCATACCCTACGATACCCCTCTTATATAATTTAGATGATGAAAGAGTGAAGCAAGCCTACAATGCAATTGAACAGTGGGCAAATGGCTTGGTTGCAGAGTTAGACAACAGAGATTTACAACAAGAAAGAACAGGTTCTTTTAGAATAAACAGAGTGGTATCGGTTGGTGAGTTGGGACAACCTCTGGCAGGTGATGTTGTATATGAGAGAAAGACAGG